CGGTCGATCCGCCGTGAACCGCTGAACAAGATCACCAAGAGAGAATGCATCCGCGAGGGCTTCCCGCGGCTGAGCCCCGCGGGGTTCGTGCGCATGTTCTGTGAGGCGAACCATTGCAAGCCGACGACGACGATCACCCGGATCGAATTCGTGAGGGGAGGGATATGGCCCAACGCGAGGACTCCGAGTCCACGCAGTTTGACTACTGCGCCTGCGGCCGGCGCAAGTTCGCCAGCGACTACGTATGCGGTGAATGCTGGAAGACGACAAACTACACCCGGCCAAGCAAGGCGAAGAAGGATGACGCCAAGCGGGTGACGGTGCTCAGTTGTCCGGGAGGAGAGTTTGTTCCGGGGGCGACGTTCCTGGCGCATGAGTTCAATCTGATACCACGGATCAATGCGGCGACGACGCTGGATCTGGGACACTGGACGCCGGGCATGGTGATCGAGGACTGGAGAGGCCGACGTTTCGAGGTTGTCGGGGAAGCGGAAGAGGCGCAGAGACTTGAGGAGGCGGGGTGAGGTTGCTCGATCTGTTCTGCGGCGCCGGCGGTGCGGCTATGGGCTATAGCCGCGCGGGCTTCGATGAGATTGTCGGCGTCGATAACCGGCCAATGCACTACCCGTTTACGTTCATCTTGGGTGATGCGCTGGAATACTGCGCCGCGCATGGGGCAGAATTCGATGCGATACACGCGAGCCCGCCGTGCCAGGCATATACACAGTCGGCTCTCGGCTTCCGGCGCTCCGGAAAAGTCTACCCGGACTTGCTCGGCGCGACGAGGGCCGCGCTCGAAAAGACTGGGCGACCATGGGTGATCGAGAACGTCCCCGGCGCTCCGATGAGGGCCGATCTTCGACTGTGCGGCTGTCAGTTTGGGCTAAAGCTCCGACGTGAGCGATGGTTTGAGACAAGTTGGAACGCTTTTGTTCTCATGCCTCCCTGCGAGCATCTGGGGCCAGTTGTTAGTGTCGTGGGCCATGGAACGCCAACATGGGCGCGCGAGAGGCTGGGCTTCAATCCGACGATCAAGCATTACCGGGCCGCGATGGGCATCGACTGGATGAACCGCGGCGAGCTCTCCCAAGCCATCCCGCCGGCGTACACGAAGTTCATCGGCCGACGGCTATTGGAGATACTACGATGACACATCTCGTGTGGCAGTATCCCACACATATCCCTAACCGGGGACTTGTATCTTAGCGACGCGGCCCAAGTACGCGTTGGGCGCGAGGGAGGAACGAGATGAATAAGGCGCAGGAGTTGCACTTCGAACTGATGAAACTATCGTCCTTCAATAGCTTTGATGGCGGGCAGGTTGTTGCGGACCTATCCCGAGACGAGGACCTTTGGCGAGGTGCAATCTTGCTAGGAGCGGAGCTCTTGACGCTGAGGGACATTGAGGACGGCTTCTGGCACGGGGACACACTGTATATGCTTCCGGCTGCTGGGCGAGAGGATGAACTGGAGGCCCTGGCCCGCTGCTGGAATGCTGACGAGGTTGATTGGATCGGCGGGCGCAAGGCCGAACAGTTGTTGGGCCATTGGGCACAGGATGACAATCCGAGGCGCATTCTTAGACTCTGGTGGGATTGATGGCATCCTCGCGCCCAACGGTCCCTCACAGAGCACGGCACTTGGCCCCATGTCCCCGGAGGGAGGATGAGATGGCGAATCGATTCTGCGAATGGCTTTGGATAGCGCACGAGGATGGCGGCACGTGGGAGGCCGAGTGCGGCGATTATAGTGTCCAGTTTACCAATGGCGGTACGCTGGAGACCAGCGAATATCAGTTCTGCCCGTTCTGCGGCCGCAACCTCATCTATGCGCTTGCCGACACGGTATATGTGTCAGCGGTCGCGGTAGCGCGATGAGAGATTGTGCGTTGCGTGGCTATCGTGACATTCAGTGTAGTGGCTTTGGAGATCCTCCGCACCACATCATCAGCAAGCGGAAGCTCCAGGGCAACCGTGAGGCGCGGGCGTATGTTGAAGAACATGCGGACATCTTCCTGGTGGACTTATGCCGGGCGCATCACGGGGCGGTGGGGCACACGAAGGAGGGGCGGAGACTGTTGGTGCTACTGAAGTGTGAGCTGTACGGATCGGACAAGGTAAATGAGGCGCTGGAGGAGTTGCGGGCGCTGTACAAGGTGCCGCCACAAGACTTGAGACTTGAGGCCATTCTGGCCATGGGAGGATGAGATGGCTTACCCGTTCTGGCGCATCGTGGATCGGACGCATCCTCATTATCCAGAAAGTGGCCAAGCGACTGGGGAGATCATCACATTCGTAAGCGGCGGGAAGATGGCCAAGATGAGGCTATTGGCCTGTAGGCATGGAACGGACGCGTGTTTTGTTTCTCTAGACCAGGTGTCTGAGATTGAGGCGCCGGAGGACGGGGAGTCCCATGAGGCCCAACGCGTACTTCGGCAGGGCGGCTTTTGGATGCAAGTCCGCGGTTAGCGTTATGAGGGGCTAGAGGCGCTGCTTTGGCGCTGGGCATTGAAGGAGGCAGGGAATGAATTCGGCCATTCAGGAACGGGACTCGGCGCGGCGGGTGGCGAGGGCGCTGTACGAAGAGGTCCGTAGAGCAAGACAACTGGAGGAGAAACTCGACATTCTGATAAGGCCTGGAGAGGCGGCGCCTGGCCACGGCAACTCAAGCTTTGATCTCGCATGGACGCTCTTCATGCAGGCATCTGCCAAGTCAAGGGCGGTCCTGGCAGAAGAAGCGCGAGCAGAGGAGTGACCCGCTCCAATCGTCCTCCTCGGCGACCGCGTTCCTGGACCGGTTGGCGGAGGCGGGCGCGCAATGTGCATCTCAAGAATGCGCTACGGTCCTGCGGCAAAGCGTTTGCCGAGAAACTTCAGGCACACTATGCGGAGAATCCGATGCCGGGGAAACGGGAACATAGGCGGAGGGCCCACAGGCCCAACGCAACTTCGTAAGCGCGGCTTGTGGACGCAAGTCCGCGGCAGCGTCTTTATGTGTGGGAGGCAGGGAATGGATGACCCAATCCGAGAGCTGTACAACATCATTGGAGCTTATCCACTGGACAGGGAGAAGGCCGAGCGCGCCATCTGCCGGGCCGCGGCGGAGATCAGAAGGAAGGCGGACACAGATCTGCGCGCGGACGTTGACTACATCAGGGCGTGGTGTGCGCAGGATCAAGACGCGCTAACGTCCCGACAAGTGGCGGACGCAGTGATGCACATGTGTGATGACGCGCTCGCGCAACTGGCCGAGGAGGAGGCAGGGAATGGACAAGCTTGATGCATTGAGAACTGTTGCAGAGGCGGCAGAGGCGTACTACGACAATCCGGTGGGGACCCGTGAGGCGTATGAGCGCGCCATCTGCCGGGCCGCGGCGGAGATCACGGGGCTGAGGCCCGAGTTGGCGTATGCCGGATCACTGGCCGCGGATCAGGAGTGGGAGACACGGGATGCTTCTGGGCCATTGCGCCGATTTGCCGAGCTGGCGAGGGAGGAGACATGAGCACACCGCTGAATGAGATCGGGAAGGAGGCCCGCGCGACGAATCTGGTGAAGGGTTTTCTGCCTCCCGTTGTCCAAGATTGGGAGGAAAGTATCCACAAGATCCCGGCGTTTATCGCGCTCATCCACTCAGAAGCATCCGAGGCGCTTGAGGCGTTCAGGAACGATGATGCGGAAGGTTTTGAGGAGGAGTTGGCCGACATCATCATCCGCACGCTGGATCTCGGCTATGGCCTGGGCGTCGATATGGATGCCCTAGTGGCGAGGAAGTTGGCGGCCAACAAGGATCGGGCGCACAGGCATGGCGGCAAGCGACTGTGAGGAGGAGACATGAGCACATTGGCGGAGCGACAACTCGTGCTGGAGCGGTGGCGGATTTGGAGGAACGAGTTCGCGCCGCTGGAGCGTGATGAAGTGTGGGACGCCCTCTCGGACTCGCTGGAGGCGGAGAGGACGAAGGATAAGAGGATTGCCGAATTGGAGAGCGCAATCTGCGAGGATTTCCGGGAGGGCAGAGCCGAAGTAGATAAGGCGATGGCGCAATTCGGCTACGATGACTTGCGATTCGCAGATGTGCGCCATGGATGGACGCGTTCCACGCGAAGGATACTCCGGGTTGTTCCCGGCGCGGCCGATGAAGCCCTCGCGCCCAACGGTACTTCGGCAGGAAACCTAGATACAAGTCCCGGAGGCCATGAGTGAACGCCTATCGAGGCATCTCCTATCCAATTCCGAGCTTCCTACAGCGGGGCTGGCTGTACCGAATCTGGCGAGGGCTGATGTGCCCGCGCGGATTCCACCTACTTGATGAATCCTGGGCCTCTTATCGGGAGCACTATCTGTCATGCGATGCCTGCGACATGGAGATTCGGATTGCGTCTATCCGGGAGTATGTGGAAAAGTGAACCCCCACGCCTCTCCTCCGATGGTGGACTACCGATGTCGTCTGTCGTTGGACAAGTTCCTCACGGCGGACGAGAGCAAGACGTGGCCGTGGCTGGATCACTTGTGCAATGAGTCGAGGGAACGGCTTGCGCCTCCGAACGCACTACGGGAGACGCGGCTGGAGTGGAAGAGGGAGGCAAAGTGACGAGGAGAAACCGGATCAGGATTCCTGGGCAACATGCGCCGAAGAACACCGGGCGAGGCGTCTGGTTCTTCATGCCGGCCGAGAAGGCGATCCACCATCTAGCCCACGATGCGGCCATGAACGTAGCGGCGCTTGCGGCAGTCGGTGGGGCGCAGCGGATCAGCATGGGGCCGACGCGGGTGGACATCGCCCGCAACCGAGCGGCCCGGAAGTTCATGGAGGTCAGCCGCAGGCCGAAGGATACGTTCATCATGCTGGATGCGGATCACGAGCATCCACGCACCGTGATCGACATTCTTGTTGCGCACGACAAAGGGGTAGTGGGCGCCCTATGCTTCCGGCGGACGAGTCCCTTCGATCCCCAGGTCTACATCCGAGACGAGGAGGGAGAGCTCCTGCAACCGGCGACGTGGGGATCGCAGCTCCTCAAGAGCACGATCGTGGGGACTGGGGCGATCTCGATCCAGCGGTGGGTATTCGAGAAGCTGGAAGCCGAAGGGTTCCGCTATCCCTGGTTCCGCATGATGTACGAGGACGGAGAGGACTCCTTCTTGGGCGAGGATTGGTACTTCGGGACGATCTGCGAGAAGGCGGGGATCGAGCAGTGGTGCGACATGGGATTCGTCTCCCCACATATTGCGAACCGGCTGGTAACGAAGGCGGATTACGATCAGTGGCGGGCGGAGCACGCGGCGGAGTTGGGCGAGCCGGCGCCACTTGAGGAGAAGAGGGAGGACTGGCTTGATCGGTAGCACGCTCCTCCTCTTAGCGGCCGCCATCTTCATCCTGACGCGCCGCCCCATGCTGGCGTTTCCCCTCCACATCGACACGGGCTACTTCGTTTCGAACGCGACGATCCAGAACCGGCGATGGCGCTTCCGTGATGGATGGTCGGCCTGGGCGGCGGGCTGCTCCAAGGTCATCCCGGAGATGTTCTACAGCTTCGTCTATCTCATGTTCCCGCGGTCGTATACGAAGACCTCGCGGATTGCATACATGCTTCTGTGCGGGGCAACTTCTCTCGCCTTCGGGCGGCTGGTTGCGGTGAGCGGGGGGAACGGGTATGTCGGAGTCTTGGTTTTCATGCTACTCTTGAGTGAGCCGCACTACGGCACGCTCTATGAGTCCTGCGAGCAATTCGAGCTTGTCTTCTACGTCCTCGCTCTTCTTCTCCTCGCGGAAGGACATTTCCTTCTCGCCGCCGCCATTCTTTGGCTTGGCGTTTTCTTCGTCAAACTCTCTGGGGGGATGGTGGCGGGTGCAATCCTTCTGTGGTCTGCGGCCGTACTCGGCTTTCCGGGAGCGATCGCTCTCCTGGCTCCCGTCCTGGCGTGCGGCGCACTCTATCTAGGCTGGATCCTCGCCAACGGCCAGGACCCCAAGAAGCTCCTTGAGACACTCCGGGCCCAACAGAAGATCCTCGCCCTCCCCAATCGACTGAAGCTCAAGGCCGAATTGCTCTGGCAGATCTGGTCCTATTGGCCGCTGCTTCCCCTTGCGGCCATCGCCGGCGCCCTGGTTCATCCCTCGGGAATGATGCTCGTCTTCCTGGCGGGAGTCATTGGGGCATATCTCATCCAAGGCAATCGGGTCTGGTACTACTCCATTCCGTTCATTCCCATCATTGCCTACTTCGCCTCGATGATCCTCAATCCTCTGGCGGCCGCCGTCCTTGCCGCGGCGTGGATTGCTCTCTACCTCCGAAGGCTTCCCGGGAATGGGATGCAACGCTACTTCTGGGTCTGGAGGCTGCATAACGAGATGGGGCAGGCAAAGAAGAATGCCGAGATCGCATTCGAGTGCGGGACGATGCCGAAGGACGGCCGGAGGCCCTTTGTGTTCGGGCATGAGACACAGATCTACTCACTCTTGGGCACGGCCTATCCGACCCCCCTGATTTCCGGCGCGTGGTTCGTGGATCATATGAGCCCCGGCTGGAGCTCCCGCATGGCAAGGCAGATGGTGGATGACCCTCCCGAGATGCTGATCGACACCACGGGCAACCTCCGGGTGGACCGGCTCCAGAAGAGGACCGGGCTGGAGTATGTCTTGGAAAGGAAGCGCACGATGACGGTCTACGGGTTCAAGGAATGGAAACCACGGGCGAGCGCGATCGTGAGCGCGTATTTCTGCGCGGATTACTTGGAGGGTCGGATTGAGAACCTCCTAGGGCAGAGCATGAGGCCGGAGATTGTGGTGGTCTGCGGGGAATGGTCGCGCGAGGAGGAGATCGCCAGCCAACTGCTCGAGCCCGGGCGTGATGTCATCCTGGCTACGAAGGGGGAGGTTCCGACGATCTATGATGCCTGGAACCGCGGCATCCAGGCCTCCCATGGCGAATACATCACGAACGCCAATGCCGATGATCGGCTTTCCCCTGGGGCGCTCCTGACGCTTGCCAGGACCCTAGATGATCACCCCGAGGCGGCACTGGTCTATCCAGACTGCGAGATCTTCGAAGGGGATCGGCGGATCGGGGGCTTCCGTTTTGCCGAGGGCGGCTGGAAGGAGCTGATGAATCTCTGCTTCATCGGGCCCATGCCGATGTGGCGGAGAAGTCTGCATGACAAGCACGGCTGGTTCGACGAGAAGATGCAGTCAGCTGGCGACTACGAATTCTGGTTGCGCATCGCCAAGGCGGGCGAGAAGCTGCTGCACGTTCGGGACATCCTCGGGATCTATCTCAAGAGGCCGGACAGCGCAGAGCACCGCGATCCGGGAATCGGGGCGAGGGAGACGGCAGAGGCGCGGAGACGCTATGCCAATCGTTGATGTCGATGCGCTCTATCCACCCTCGTACTTCCTGGGACATTCCTACGGGGCCGACCCTCTTCGGGATCAGATGTACCGCCAGGAGAGAGACCGCATCTATTGCTACAAGCGCAAGGGCCGCATCCTGGATGTGGGCTGCGGGGTAGGAGCCTTCCTCGATTGCTTCGACGACCGGTGGGAGAAGTGGGGGATCGAGCCTGCCCGCTTCGCCGCGGAGGCTGCCCAAAGGCGCGGGGTCCAACTGGCGCGCCCATGGAGCATCACGGACTACTCCGGGTACTGGAATGTGATCGTCTTCCGGGGGACGATCCAGCATGTGCCACATCCCTTTGAGTACCTAGAGAAAGCCCAGGGATGGCTGGCGGATGACGGACTCCTGGTTCTTTTGGCGACTCCGAACACGAACTCGCCCTACTACAAGCTCTTCGGGACTCTCCCGGCATTAGACCCATGCCGCAACTTCCTTCTGCCCTCGGATTTGATGATGACGAACGCACTCAAGAATATGGGGTACACGGTGCGGCAGGTCCTCTATCCCTACCTCGGAACGCCGTATGCAGATCCCCTCAGGGACCACCTGCGCTTCTTCGTGGGGTGGCTAACCCGCCGACAGACCGGCTTTGCCTTCTGGCGCTCGATGATGGAGATCTATGCCACCAAGACTTGATTGGGAAACCCTGCGCGGATGTCACGCTGGCGAAACCTGCTGGATTGTCGGCAACGGGAAGTCCCTGGCGGCTGTTCCCTTGGAGGTCCTAGGGCGGTTTCCTTCATTGGGCTGCAACCGCATCTATCTGGAGCCGCGCGGGTTCGTGCCGACCTATCACGCCGCGACAGGGCCGGAGATGTGGCGCGGGTTTGGGGATGAGCCATTCCGTATACTGAGCGGCAAGGTGAAGGTGTTCTTCTTCTGGGAAGGGGCCGTGACGCCGGAGCTTCTTGAGAAGTTCCCCAATGATGTCATTCTTCCTCTGAGGGCGACGGGGGCGCCGATCTTCTCGCTCCATCCCGAGAGGGCGGTCTATGAGGGCTACACGGTCAGCTACGTCAACCTCCAGCTCGCCCACTGGATGGGATTCTCAAGGGCGCTCCTGATCGGGGTGGACCATCGTTGGATCGTGCCAAAGGACCACGAGCCGACATTGGCCTTTACCCGGCGCGGACCAGATCCCAACCATTTCTGCGACCAATACATCCCAGAGGGGATGTCCGTTCTGTATTCCCCCGAGGGCCTGAGACATGCGACGAAGGCCTATGGGCTGGCGCAGGAACAGTACAGGAGGGACCAAAAGATGCAGGTCCTCAACTGCACGCCCGGATCGGCCCTCAAGGTATTTCCGATGGGCGACTGGCGGGAGATCGAGTGACTCCCCAAGAGCGCGCGGCCCTCATAGCCTGGCACCTTGCCCATGGGGAGGCAATGTGCCCCGAGGCGCTGATGTCCCTGACTGGGCTGACGGCCGATCGGTGCCGGCACCTCATGTATGAACTCAGTCGGGTGCTCCCAATCTACTACGAGGATGGCTACTGGCAGGTCTGTGCCATGAAGGAGGCCGTTCCGCCATAGGTCGGGGGTTAGCCGTCCGGGGTGCTACTCTGCGGTCGTCAAGCAAAGACGGCCGCTTTTCTTTGCCGGCAAACCGCGGAGGCTAGATGCCTGTGATGGCGCGGATAACAAGGCACCAGTGGCCCGCTACGCGCGGGCTATTGGTGTTTGTGGGATGAGGCGCGGTGACCGCAAGAAAGCCTGTCAACAGGCGTGCTACAGGCAAGCGCGGAGGCAAGACCCGGACCTCTTGGAAGCCCGGACAATCTGGCAATCCGAAGGGGGCACCGAAGCGCGGGGAGGGCTGGGGCGAACTGACCCGCTCGATGGGCGACATGGAGCCCGCACAGGTAAAGGAGTTTGTCGCGGCTATCGGCAAGAGGCTGCCCAACATCGAGGGCATCACGCTGAAGCAGCTCGCGGTCTTGGCGGCCTATGTCGACGCCATCCTGGATCCGGGTCCCGGGATGTTCGCGGCCTTGGCAGATCGGGCCGAGGGCAAGCCGACGATGACGGTTGGCGGTGATGCAACAAGACCAATCCGAATCCTCGTGGAATACGTTGAGGGTGAGGCGGCCGAAGCCGCACTCAACACAGAGGGCGGTGAAGGATGATGCGGGCCGCTTCAATGTGCTGTGTGCGGGTAGGCGGTGGGGAAAGAATGTGCTCCTTCGAGACGTCCTTATTGAGCCGATGCTGGCGAAGCAGGCCCGCCCGGTCGCATGGTTCGCGCCGACCTACAAGATGCTGGCGGCTGATTGGCGAGGCATGAAGGCGATGCTGGCCGAGATCACGACCCACAAGCTAGAGCAGGAGCATCGCCTTGTCCTCATTACGGGCGGCAACGTGGATATGTGGTCCCTGGATCAGCCGGACAGCGCGCGCGGGCGAAGATACGCACGGGTGGTGCTCAACGAGGCGGCGCAGGTTGCACATCTGCAAGAGGCCTGGGAGCAAGTCATCCGGCCAACGCTTGCCGACTTCTCTGGTGATGCCTGGTTCGGCTCCACCCCCCGCGGCCACAATTACTTCTGGCAACTCTGGAATCGGGGACAGGATCAGGCGGCCAACCCTGACTGGCGATCGTGGAAGTACCCGACTGCATCGAACCCCTTCATCCTCCCCTCCGAGATCGCACAAGCGCGCGGGGAACTACCGGAGAGAGTCTTCTCCCAGGAGTATCTAGCAGAGTTCATCGAGGGCGAAGGTCTCGTCTTCCGCAACATCCGGGCCTGCATGACCGCGCCCCAAACGACCCCGGCCAAGCACAAGGGGCACAACATCGTCATCGGGGCCGACTGGGGAAAGCAAGAGGACTTCACTGCGCTCGCCCTCGTGTGCTCCACCTGCAAGGCCGAGGTCGCGCACGATCGGTTCAACAAGATCGACTACTCCTATCAGCGCAAGAGAGTCGGGGCGTGGGCCAAGGGCTGGGGCGTGAGCTATGGCCTGGTCGAGAGCAACTCCATCGGCACGCCCATCCTTGAGCAGCTCCAGCTTGAGGGGATGCCGTTCTACGGCTTCGAAACCACGGCGGTGAGCAAGCCGCCGCTTATCGAAAGCCTCGGCCTCGCGTTTGAGCGGAAGGAATGCCAGTGGCTTGATGATCCCGTGTGGACCTCGGAACTGGAGGCCTACGAGCGGAAGGTAAGCGCAGTCACGGGGCGCAGTTCGTACGGTGCCCCCGAGGGGCTCCATGACGATACGGTGATTGCCCGGGCCCTGGCGTGGAGGGCCGCCCTCCAGGCAGGGATCGGCTCCGTGGCATTCGAGGCATAGATGGATTACAAGGCGTTCTCTCTGGGAGGCAAGGAAGCCAAGGCCATCGTGCATATCCCCGGATGGGCGCAGGCGCTTGATCAGTCCACCGAGGTCACGAACTCCCAGAGTGCGTTTGCCTTCGTGCCTCTGGTCTATCGGGCCGTCATTCTCAGGGCCAATGCCATCTCCTCAATCCCAATCGCGGTGCTGCGCAAGGGAACGGAACTGGAGGACGGATGGCCCTTCCCGCAGCACCTAGAGGATCTGATTTGGAGGACCGAGGCCTCCCAGCTTCTCTCCGGTGCCGGATATTGGTTGCGCCTCGTCAACCGGGTCAAACTGGTTGGCGCACAGTGGCTCAACCCGACGACCATGAAGGTGGAACTGAAAGAGGGCGTAGGGACAAGCGGGGAGCGGATCGCGGAGCTCCAGTTCGTGCAGGAGGTCAACGGCAAGAGGTACGGCCCCTGGGGGCCGGATCGGATGGCGTACTTCCGCGAGTTCAACCCCTCGGACGATATTGGGCCTGGGGTGAGCGCGGCGGGCGTGGCCCTGGCAAATGCGAAGTTGCACGAGTACGCAACGCGGTTCGCGGGGGAGTTCTTCAAGGGCGGCGCCATGCCGACCGTGCTTCTCCCGGTTCCGATGGCGACGCCGGAGCTCGAGAGGCTGCGCCTTGAGAACTGGTTCAAGCGTGCGGTCACTGGACTTTCGAAGGCGATGCGTGTGCTGGCGGTGAAGGTGGGCGAGGGGCAGGAGATGAAGCCCTCGATCCTCACCCCGCCGATCAAAGACATGGCGATGCCGGAGCTCATGCAACAGGCGCGGACGCAGGTGGCCCTCGCGTTTGGGATCCCACAGACCATGCTGGAGGACGCGGCCAATTATGCGACGGCCGCCGAGCACCGACTTGGGTTCTGGAATGAAACCGTCCGCCCGCGCATTCCTCTCTTCGAACGGGTCATCAACGAACAGTTCCTGGCGAAGACGGACCTGACCATCGAGTTCAGGCCAGACGAGTTGGAGGTCTTCCAGGAAGATGAGTCGGAGCGCGCGTCGTCGCTGAACAGCCTGACGATCGCCGGTGTTCCGCTCAAGGTGGCGATGGAGATCCTCGGCTACGACTTGGACGAGAAACAGTGGGCGCTGATCCCAGTCGCCAAGCCGCGTGAACCCGCCGTTGTCCCGGACAAGAAGCCTGAGGAGCCGGTTGAGGATGAGGAACTGCAAAAGGAAGTCCGGCGCTGGGAACGGTTGGCGCTCAAGCGGATGCGCGAGGGGAAGCCCGAGAAGATGATCGCCTTCGAGACGAAGGTCATCCCTGGCGCACTGAGGGGAACCATTGAGGCGCTGCTTGAGGCGGCGCGGACAGAGGGCGAGGTCAAGGGCGCGTTCCAGACATTGAAGGTGGCCCATGCATAACAACAAGGCCATCTCGGTTGGAAGCTGGGAGGTATTGAGAAAGGCCCTTGATGAACATGAGGCCATTCTAGCCGCCATTGAGTCGGGCGGGACGGGGCCTCAAGGGCCTCCCGGTCCCGAGGGTCCGCCTGGTCCCGCAGGAGTAGATGGTGCGCCCGGTCCTGCTGGCGCGGATGGTGTGCAAGGATCTCAGGGTCTTCCGGGTGATGACGGCGCCCAGGGCATTCAGGGAATCCAAGGACCTCCGGGCGATGACGGCGCACAGGGGCCTCCGGGTATTCAGGGGCCCCCCGGTGCGGACAGTACCATTCCAGGTCCGCAGGGTCCGCCCGGAAACGATGGGGCACAAGGCACTCAAGGTATCCAAGGCATTCAGGGCGATTCGGGGCCCGCGGGTTCCCAGGGCGCCCCTGGCGTTGGGGTGCCGGCTGGCGGAACAACGGGGCAGGTTCTCGCGAAGGCGAGCGCGGCAGATTTCAACACGGGATGGGTTGATCCGCAGTCTGGAGGAGGGGCCGACATCGCGCTGCCGACTGCCGCGCGCGTGTGGAGAGATGATTTCCATGCGGGATCGACGGAAACGGGAGAGATAGGCGAGCAGGGCTGGACGATCACCAACGGGAGCATCGTGGCTCCGGCTTCGGTTGCTCAGAACCATCCCGGCGTCATCACTCGGCGCTCCGGGACGACGGCGGCCCAGGTCGCATCCATGTACGTGAACGCCACAGTGAGCATGTTGGATCACCGCTTCGATGAACTCGATGTCTTCTACCTCATAGGGGCGATGATTGCCACGAACGCAGACCACATCATTCGCTTCGGCTTGGCCGGGAATGATGTTTCCGCCAACCCCCCCACTCACGGCGTGTTCATCGAGAGGCTCGCCGCGGATGCTTCGTTCTTCGGGGTCGTACGGAATGGCGGTGCGCAAACCCGGACGGCCGCGCTGATCGCCCAGGACCTCAACTTCCACAAGTTCCGCATCCGCCGGGTCGATGCAACTCATGTCGGCTTCCAGGTGGACGCCTTGAGCGAGGTGGTGATAGGGCCGGATGCCAACATCCCGGATGCGGCCGATGCGGTGAAGGCATTCCTCCAGATCGTCCCGTCGTCCACCACGGCACGGGACTACAGCATCGATTTCGCCAGTGAGAAGCTGCTGGCGGTGGCGAGATGATCTGGCTCTTGTTTGCGGCTTCATGGCTCATCATCGCCTGGCTCGCCTACAGAGACTTCGAGGGCCGACATGCCGGACCTCGTGGATAGGGATGAATGGGAGCGTCAGTTCGCCCGCCGATTGACCCGCGTAGAGCGGGAGCAGCTCGCCGAGTTGATGCGGCAGCTTGGAGATCCGCCCAACCTGTCGGCTATCCCCGAGTCCTATTGGATGGGGATGAGCAACTCGCTGGGCGCGGAGATCGTCCCCATGCTGACGGACGTCTACCTTCAGGCGGCGCAGGCGCTTCTGGACGAGACGCCGATCGGGGTCGAGTGGGATTTGATCCACACCGCGGGCTCTACGTGGGCGCGGCAGTACGGCTCCGAGTTGGTGCAGGGTCTTACCAACACAACACGGGAGTTCCTGCGGCAGTCGATTGGCCGCTTCTTCACCGACCAGATGACCATGCGCCAACTGAGGGACTTGCTGGAGCAGCGGTTCGGCCCGGTGCGCGCGGAGCTCATAGCCTCGACGGAGGTCACCCGGGCGGCCGTGCAGGGGGAAATGGGGATCGTCGATGCGATCGGAGAACAGGGCATCCGCATGGTGGCGGTATGGAACACGAGCAACGACGAGATTGTGTGTGTGGTCTGCGAGCCGCTGAACCAGGCGCCGGAGGACGAGCCCGGATCGAGGACTTGGACGCACCCGGAGAACGGGCAGATCTACGAGCCGCCGCCGGCGCATCCGCGGTGCCGGTGCTGGCTGACGCACGAATTCAGTGAGGCCTGATGGAGATTCACTTTCGGGGCTTTGAGGAGTTGGAGCGCAAGCTCGGCCGGGTGGCGGCCGGGGAATGGATCACCGCCGGGCTACTCGCGGCGGGTGTCTACATCAAGGGCAAGATCGCCAAGTATCCGCCGTCCCGACATGCCCCCCAGCCGTTCGTGTCGGATAGACAGCGGAGAGGCTTCTTCGCCAAGTTGGCCGACGGACTGATCGAGGTCCCGTATCGGAGGGGGCAGTCGCCGGGGTCGGAGAGGCTGGGGCAGAGTTGGACGGCGCAGGCAAGGGACCAAGGAAGGACCGTGGTGATCGGGAACGACGCAAGTTATGGCCGGCTGGTACAGGACAAGGACGTGCAGACAGGGTACCACCGCGTGACGGGCTGGCCCACGGCGCAGGATGTCGTGGAGCGGGAGAAGAAACAAGTCACAGAGGCGCTGGCGCGGGAGCTGCGCAAGGCGCTAAGGAGTTAGAGATGCCAGAACCAGGCGAGAACGAAAGCCAGAGCGAGTTCATGCACCGCTGTGTTCCTATGGTCATGGAGGACGGGACGGCCAAAGACAATGACCAAGCCGTCGCCATCTGCATGAGCAAGTGGCGGAAGAAGAAGTCGATCGACCTGACCGTCAAGGTCACGGCGAAGACCGACGAGTTCGCCACCGTTGCCGGCTATGGCGTGGTCTTCGGGGGTGTGGATCTGGAGGGCGATACCTTCCTGCCCGAGACGGACTTCATGCTGGACATGGTTCCAGCCAAGCCCGTGTTCTACGACCATACCCTCACGGGGATCAAACACCACCTCGGGAAATCCATCGTAGCCAAGGTGGACGAATACGGATTGTGGGTGGAGGCGCAGATCGACCGCGCCAAGGAGTACGCCGAGTACGTCCTGGAGCTCGTGGAGAAGGGCATCCTCGGATGGTCGAGCGGAAGCGTTCCGCATCTTGTGGAGCGGGGAGAGAAGGGCTTCGCGCGGTGGCCCATCTTCGAGTTCTCCCTAACGCCCACCCCCGCGGAGCCTAGAACATTGAGCGTGCAGCAGATCAAGTCGCTGCTTTCCGCTGCCAATGTCGACTACCCGGAGGCGCTGGCGGAGGCGTCGCAAGACGCGCCGGCGCGGGCTGAGACAGGCGGCGATGCAGAAACCACACAGGAGATGAAGGCAATGGACGAGGTAGCAAAAGTCGAAACCCCCGTGGCGCCGCCCATTGACGTGGCCGCGATTGCGAAGGCAGTCGCCGATCACCTCAAGGCAGAGGCCCCGGAGGACAAGGGTGCGGTACTGACCGTGCCCAGCATCAAGAAAGTCTCCGATCTGGGGTTCAAGGACGATGAGGTCAAGTCGTTCTTCCACTGGATCAAGACCGGTGACTCCAAGGCCTATAAGGCCGCCATGCAGGGGCAGACGGACGACGAGGGCGGATATGCCGTCCCGGACGACTTCTACAACCGGATCGTTGCCAAGCGGGATGAGCAAAGCGTCGCCCGCCGGGCCGGGGCCGTGGTAATTCCCACGAGCCTTGATCGCATCCTGGTCCCGAAGGAAGGGACGTCGATGAGCGCCTTCGCCATCACGGCCGAAGAAGGCGCGGTGGACGAGAACGAACCCACCCTCGGGCAGACGGTCATCACGGTCTACACCGGGACCAAGCTGGTCAAGTTGAGCAATCAGCTCTTGGCTGATGAGAAGGCCCAACTTGACGGGTTCCTGTCGAATGCCTTCGGGCGGGCAGAGGCCGAGTGGGAGAACACCTACTTCCTGGAGGGCTCTGGGTCAAGCCAGCCCTACGGGGCGGTGGACGGATCAACCGCCGGCAAGTCGGCGGCAGGATCTGCGGCCGTCACAGCGGCCGAGGTGATTGCCCTGGGTTATGCCCTCGATGAGCCCTACTTCGTCGATGGCGAGGTCTCTTGGACGATGCGCCGGACGACTCTCGGGGCACTCAGGGCCTTGGCCGCATCCTACCCGTTCTCCTTCGCGGTCAGCCCGCAAGGTGGTGGGAACATGAATGCCGAGACGCTACTTGGGGCGCCGGTATTCTGCTCGGCGAAGATGGCGACCTGGGGTTCGGCAACCAAGCCGATCCTGATCGGAAACTGGTCGTTCTACTTCATCGCGGAGCGCCAAGGGATGACGATCCAGCGGCTGACGGAGCTCTACGCGGGCAATCTCCAGACGGGATTGCTGGCGACGTTCCGTCGAGGCGGATCGCCGATTCAGGCTGAGGCGTTCCAGCACATGCTGCTGGCGACCTAAGGGAGGTGTGACATGCACAATCTCTCTCAGGCCGTGAAGATGGCAAAGGCGATCGCCCCTGCGGTCGCCCTCGGAACGGGCGCGGCATGGACCGCCATTGAGGTCGACGCAACCGGCTTTGACCGTGTTTGCTACGTCCTCTACTGGGGATCTCAGGCCGGCGCCACTAAGGCCGGTGTGACCTCTTTCCAAGTGGAAGAGGCAACCGCTTCGGGCGGGACTTTCACCGCCATCTCGGCTTCCGCGTCGAGTGTGGGAACCGGAGACTCAGACGATCTCATCATCGTCGATGTCCCCGTGACCTACACCAGCCCGTACCAGAAGTTCAACGGGACTTCCGGCACGGAGGGCACCTCCGCCTGCACGGTCGCGGCGGTTGCCCTGCTCTACCGCGGGACCCGGCAGCTTCCGATCGCTCAGACCATCGGTGCGATCGTCTGCTGACAACCGAATACATCCAGGGGGAGGCGGTTCGCCGCCTCCCCCCAAGGAGCAGACATGAAGGTCAGGATCATCCAATCCTTCGCGGGCCTCATCAGCCACTCGGAGGGCGAGATCGTGGACGCTACTCCGGGGCAGGCGAAGCAGTGGATCGAATGCGGCTGGGCGGTGGAGGACGAGTCTCCCGTGCCCGAGGACCTCGCGGAAGAGTCCGCCAGGCCAAAGCGGAGAAGTAGGGCGCCGTGACCATCACGTTCGGATACACCACTGTTGCTTTGCTCAAGGCGAGGATCGCCAATATCTCAGGAACCTCCAGCGATTCTATGCTGGAGGCGGTTGTCGAGGCTGTCTCTCGCGAGATCGACAACTACTGCGGCCGGCGGTTCTACTCCGTGAACGAGGCCCGGTACTACTCGCCCGACGACGAGAACATCGTCATGGTCGACGACATCGGGACTTCGGGCGGGATCACGGTGGAGTCGGATGCGGATGGGGATCGGACCTACGAGAACACATGGGCCGATACCGACTACGACCTGTGGCCGTACAACGACGCGCCGTACATGGAAATCCACACCGCGCCGAACGGAACGCTCACATTCCCGACCGATCTCGCCAAGGGCGTGAAAGTAACGGCGCACTTCGGCTATGTCTACGGGACGAGCTCCACCGACGCGCCCAAGGTCGTTCAGGAGGCATGTCTCATTCAATGTCTCCGCCTCTGGAAGCGGAAGGACGCCCCGTTCGGGGTGGCCGGGTCAGCCGAGATGGGGCAGATGATCGTCCTACCGAAGCTGGACCCGGACGTTGAGCTATTGCTCAAGTCCCTGCGGAGGCTCGTTTGAGCGGTCTGGGCGATGCTATCGCACAGGTGCAGACGACGGTCCTGACCGTGACCGGGATCAAGGCCGCGCCGAGCGTTCCCCCCGAACAGTTGTCGGGGGAATTCCCGTTCTCGGTGGCGTATCCCGGAGAGGGCAACTGGACCGAGGCGGTCGCGGGGCTGAAGCAGATCCTCGCGGCCATCGTTGTGGAGATCCACTTCCAGCGCGGGGACCTTCCGAGCGATGTCACTGCGGCCCTAGGATACGGGGACAGCATCCCCAATGCGCTGTTCAAGAAGCTCGGCACGGATAAGTTTGGCGGAACGATCAGCGCGTTCTCGAACATTCGTTACACATTTGGCTCCATGGATTGGGGCAGCATCAAGACGATCGGCTGGAGATTCTTCCTCGAAGGCGTGAAGATCCAGTCGGCGGTCACATAAGGAGATCGACATGGCCGGAATCAAAGCATTGCGCAAGATCCAGCTTGGCCGGGAGGGTACGGCAGGCACGGCCGTGGCCGCGACCGCCATCTGGAGGGGCGTTGGCACGATAGAGGACCAGCGCGAAACCGTCTTCCCGCCCGAGGACGTGGGCTACATCGGCGGCCTCGACCGGGCCTACACGCCGAAATACCTCGGCGCGCTGGTCATGGAAGACACCCCCGTCTGCTACGAGAACATCATGCACATCCTTGAGGCCGGGGTGAAGACCATCGGAACCGGGGTAGCCGACACGGGCACCGGGGCGTCCGGGAAGGTCTACGCCTACACATTCCCCACAACCGCCAAGAATACGATCAAGACGTACACGATCGAGGGCGGGGATGATCAAGAACAGGAGCGGATGGAGTATTCCTACGTCTCCGACTTCAAGATCTCAGGGAAGGGCGGTGAGGCCGTCATGGTCGGCGCCACATGGGCCGGTCGCCAAGTCGCCCCCAACACGATGGGGACCGCGGCCGCGCTGCCGACTGTTGAGGAAGTCCTGTTCTCAAAGGGCGCGCTGTACATCGACGCCGTTGACGGGACGATCGGGACCACGCAGATCTCGAATACCTTCCTCGGCATGGACCTGAACGGCAAGACAGGATGGACCCCGGTGTGGACTGCTGACGGGGCTCTCTACTTCACCTTCTGCAAGCTCACCGAGCCCGAGGTCTTGCTCAATATCACGTTCGAGCATGACGCCGGCGGGGTCGCGCAGAAGGTCTTGTGGAGAGCGGGCACCGCGCGCCAGATCCGTCTCAACTTCCCCGGGTCAGCCCTGGGAACCGCGGGGGTGTTCTCTACCAAGGTCTTCCGCGTGGATCTCGCCGGCAAATGGGAGAAGTTCGACAAGATCGGCGAGCAGGACGGGAACGACATCATCGCCGGGACCTTCCGCGCCCGGTACAACGCCAGCGCAGCCCTGTTCGGGGAGATCAAGGTGGTCAACGAGATCGCGGCGGTGCCATGAGACAAGAGCACAAGACGCTCGAGGCATGGGTGGAGGTACCCGAACCGCTTCTCCAGAGGCACGTGGAGGAATTGTACAAGGGCTTGCGCGCGGCCAAGATCGATCCGATGGCCTTGAGCGCACCGGAATACAACGCCGGTCTTGTGGCTGTCGCGGTCGGACTGGGCTGGTGCGGGATCCCCGGTCCCCTTCTTGATCTGCGGCCGGCCGTCATCACCTGGATCACCAGGAAGATCAACGATGCCCTGGCGGAGGCCCTGACAGTCCCCCCGGAATGATCCTGGCGGCGGCGGATGCTGCAAAAGGTGGACCGCCGCCGCCCGAACTCGTGTGGGCCTGGAGATCGGAGAAGTGGGGCCTCCCGAATGGGAGAGGCTGGCTAAACGAACCCGCGGGCCTTGTGGATCGGATGAGCCAAGCACTGAGTGTCTACAGCGCGGCGATGCTTTACGAAACTCGTAAGCCGGGGCACGAGGGCGAATGGGCGCGTTCTCACCCGGAAGAGTGGAAAGTCATCCAGGCGATAGGGGAATTGCGTGGCCGAACGTCTTGAGATCATCCTGACTGCGACCGACAGAGCGAGTGCGGCGATCCGGGCAAACCGGGGGGCTGTTTCTGATCTTCGAGCTGCCTGGGTTGGCTATGCCGCGGTCGCCGGCACCGCCGTGGCGGCAGGACGGTTGATCATAAGAGGCATTGAGGAAACCATCGGTGCCACGCTTGAGTATGCCGATGAGGTTCGCCGTCTCTCCCAGGTCAGCGGAGAAGGCGCCGAGGCGACCTCTCGTTTCGTTCAAGTTCTCGATGACTTCAAGATTACCGCCGCCAATGCCGAAACCGCCATGCGCACAATGCGCACCACCGGCCTCACGCCAACAACTGAAAGCCTAGCTAGGGCGAGCGACCAATTCCTTGGCTTGAATCCGGGCATTGAGCGGACAAACTTCCTTCTCACCACCTTTGGGCGCCAGGGGGCAAGCTTCGCTGAGATCATGCTCCAGGGATCTGAGGCAATACGAGAGCATTCGGCCGCCATCGAGGATGGACTTGTTCTCACTGAGCAGGATCTACTCAGGACCCGAGAGCTTGAGATTGCCACTGATCGTCTCGACGATGCAAAAAAGGCACTCGCATTCACGCTTGGGATGAGGTTTGTTCCAGGGGCGACCCGGGCAATGGATGCGCTTCTTGAGTTCATTGAGACGGCCCGCGTTGGGCGGAATGTATTTCTTGATCTTGGTAGGGCAATCATTGAAAACATGGATCTTCCTATGATGGGAGAGGCTGCCCACCGCGCAGGATTGATGGCGGCTTTCGCCGTTCGAGATAGCCTGGATGTCGTGGCCCAGAGCTTGGCGCCGTTGGGTTCGGCTCTAACTGAAACAGGCGTAACCGTTACGCGGATGACCCAGGGGTTTGAGATAGGCGTCAATGCAGACCGCGTGGTTGTCGATACCCTAACGGGAAGGGTACAGTATTTGAACGGCGCCATCCTGGCTATCCCGACATCGCGCAGGACGACATGGACACTTGGCGTTGGCGTACAGGCCAATGACGACTATGCCCTGCGCCTGCTTCAATCTGGGTTGCCTTGGTGGTCGATGGCGGGGGGCAATTTCACCATCGGCGTCGGGGGCCGCATGATCATAGGAGCTCAAGAGGGGCCCGGGGCTGGCTATGGAGGGAATCTTCCAGGACAGGCGGATCCAGGAGACGCGAACTGGAATGCATGGCTGAACTATTGGGCATCGCCGTCAAGCAGTCGCGGCGCGCCGCCGGCCACAATGGCCCAAGGAGGAGAAGTGACTGTGCCTCCCGGATTCCCAAATGATACCTTTCCTGTCTGGACCAGTTCAGGGGAAGAGGTCAGCGTTCGAACTCCTGAGCAAAAGAGGCGCGGAGGCAGCGGGGATATAAGCATTGGGGCGGTGAATATCTACTCCGGCCTCGATCTCGCCGGCTTCGAGAACCTACTTGCAAAGTCCCTCGGAGGCGCCTGAGTGACACGCACCTACACGCTCCGGGATCTCACGGGAAGCTCCAGCGTCAGCCTCGTCTCGGTGACGGGCATCATCGCCAAGCAGAAGGGGCTATCCAGGACTCGCCTTGACGCGGATATGCTCGCCAGCTCGGACCCAGACATGCGGGGGCAGATCGTCGAGTCGTATACGCTGAACCTGATCGGGTCGAGCCACGACAACGCGGCCTCCCAGGCACAGACGTTTGTGCGGCTCTTGAAGAAGGCGGCGCAGTACTTCCGGGAACCATGGCAAAACGAGCCAGTCTATCTCCAGGTGCAGACGGGCACAGAGACGAATGCCCGCTATGCCCTGGTATTCGGCGCCCAGGAGTTGAACTGGCCGGACTTCTTCGCGCATCCGTTTGAGTTGCAGAGCTGGATCGAGGAGTTTGGGCTCTCGCTGATCCGCGAGGCCGTATGGCGCGCGGCTCCTCCGGGGACGCTCTCGGGGCTCTCGGCAATCGTGCAGACCGCCTCGGATGGGCCGGCCAGCCCCACGACGGTGCAGATCGCCAACCATCGGGATGATGTGGCGCTGACGCATATCTACACAGCAGACGTTACCCCGACGACCGTCGAGCTCAATCCGGCGATCGACGCCTTCATCTCTTCGAAAACCCCCACCGTCAACAGTGGTACCTTGGGGATCATTGGGGCGGGCGAAGATAACACCGATGTAGACACATGGCGCAGTCTCCTGAAATTCGACCTGAGTGGCATCCCGTCGAATGCCGTTCTGTCTTCCGCCGTTCTCTCTCTGTATGTTGAGAGCGATCACTCGAGCAATGTCCGCACATTCCGTGTCTTTCGGACAAAGAGGGCCTGGACCGAGGCGGGTTGTACCTGGAACAAGTATGACGGGACGAACAACTGGGATACTGCCGGCGGCTTCCACGCGGATGACTGCGAGCAGACGGACATCGGGACGAAGTCGATGGCCGCTGCTGGAGAAACGGGATACCAGGCATTCACCCTGACTCTTGCGTCGGTTCAGGCCATGATCCCGAGCGGCGGATGGACCAACAACGGCTTCCTGGTCAAGGCGGATACTGAAGCCGACGACATGTGGCGCTTTATCTCGCGCGAGGGCGCGGGAGGCACGCTTCCCAAGCTTGTCATCACCTATACCGTCACCTCCTACTCCGCCAATCTCTACGGGACCGCCGCGCACGCTCTGTTCCCGGCGACGGCTACCGCGAACGATGCACTCTACATCGGCTCAAACACCGCTCCCTGGCACCACGCGGTATTCCAAATCGGGACCGCGGGAGACTTCTCCGCAGATCTCATTGTCGAATATTGGAATGGCTCCGCCTGGACGACATGCCCGCTGGATACATTGGCCACCGTCTACCCGACGGGCAATGAAGACGAGCTCTTCAAATCCACCGGTCAGTGGGTGCTGAACGTCGGACATCTAACCGCGTGGGCAACCACGACGGTCAACTCGGTTGCGGCCTGGTGGATTCGCATCCGCCTGAACGCGGTGACGACCTGGACGACTTCGCCAGCCAATGCGACAACCGCAATCTACGCTCAGAAGACGCCCCACGTGGAAGTCTCGGCCAGCGTCCTCAAGGGCGATGTGTTCCCGTTCCTCCTCATGCGCATGGTCAACCCATACGGCGGGGACGATGATGAGGGCTTCCCCAATTGCAGCCGGATCATCATCGGGGCCAAGAGTCGGAACCTCACCGCGTTCGTCTCCCACCTGAACTGCGGGACGAACGGCAATCCCTCCGGCTGGACGACGACCTACGGGGACGATACGACCGAGACCACGACGGATGGGGTGGCTCCCCGCGGCGCTTCTGCCCGCTGTACCTTTGCCACGGACTCTTCGCTTGACGTCCGGGTCATCCTGACCGGGGACGGGAAGCTGGGCTCGTGGGAGGGGCTCTACAGAGTCTTCCTCCGCTGCCAGCAGATTGGGGGCGCGGCGGGGGACTGCCGGGTGAAGCTGCGCGTCTGCCTCAACTCCACGGCCACCTCCGATCCGAAGTTCGATACCCGCATCGCCACTCTTGGGGCGGCCGACAAGGGCCTGGAAGTCGTAGACCTCGGAGAACTGAAGATCGCCGGCGTGGATGTCGCGTCTGTGGACGGATGGGGCACGCTCGATCTGATCCTCCAGATCTATGGCCAGCGTTCAAGCGGCGCTTCTACTCTCCGCTTCTATGACTTGATCCTGATCCCGATCGATGAATACGCGCTGACGCTGGATGATCCGATCTCCAACTCGGCGACGGGCTCCTCCGCGCTAAGGGGCAACACGGCCCTCGAAGTGGATGGCGGGATCATCAAGAACCGCACGATGAAGATGCTCAAGAGCGGGGCTAGCTATTACCCCCTGGAGACATGGACGCGCGGCGGGGCGGCGCCGGGGATCGAGCCGCTGAGGCAGACCCGCCTGTACTTCCTGATGATGCATTTCCCCGCCGGCGGGACGTGGGGCACGGGGCCGATGATCGCCACGCTGGGGATGCATCTCGACTTCACTCTGTACGCGGTGCCGTGCTATCAGGCCCTTAGAGGGAGCGACTGATGCTGTATCGGACGAACAAGATGGTCGTGACCGCGGCCGGGACGAGTCTGACCGCAGCCTGGGATGTGGAACGATCCGCGGATGGGCTGGAGTGGCTCCTTGTGCAATCTCTCCAGATGACGGCCGAGGCGAAGACGCCCATCGCAGAAATGGTGGCCCGCGTGGACGCGGACTCTCTTGCGGTGGCCCTCCGGGATCGCGTTGTGCAGGAGTTGGCAGTCACCGCGGCCGCCTACTACAACGAAAGGCCGATAGTCCTGCCGTGATCGGCTCCATCATCATCAAAGCAAATCCTGTACCGGCGTGGGAGAGCTACCACCGCGAGTTGCACCGCGCCTACGAAGGGAGCGTCGGCTTCTCGGGATACAAACAGACGATCCGGGCCGTCGGTGGGTTCTGGCAGATGTCGTTCACCATGCACGACCGTCTTGCGAGCCTGGTGGAGTTCCAGAACTCCGGGCACGGTCGGCACGTGGAGGTCTATGGGGAACGGGGGATCGAATGCTGGGAAGGGCTGGTCATCGCCACCGATCTGGACCTCTCCAAGCAAAGGGGGCTCCCCGGTCTTGAGGTGACATGTTGGGGGTACTTCCGGACACTCTACTGGATGACCTACAACCAAACCGTATCGACGGGGAACGATGACCTCGATGACGTGCTGGCGGCGATCGTCACCGCGGCCGGGCAGTTCGTGTTGAGCTCGAGCATCGAGGCCAACACCACCCAGGTCACACAGGAGTATGACGCCGACCGACTCGCGGGGGACATCCTAGTGAGCCTCGCGAGCCTCGGAGATTCCGCCTACAACCGCTATGTGATCGGCATGTACGAGGGCCGGAAGCTGATCTACGAGCGGGCCGCCAAGTCCCGAATTCCGGGAGTCTAGCCCATGCCTATCGTCGTCATTCAACCCTCTGCGACGGATACCCATCTAAGCAGCTCCAATCCAAATACTAATTATGGCACAGGCGTGGGCATCAATGGCGGAGAGCAAGTGGGCTTCGCCGACATCTATCGGTCGCTCATCAAGTTCGATCTCAGCAGCATTCCTCCGGGATCGAAAGTCATTTCTGCATACTTCGAGTTGTACCTCACTACAGATCAGTCGAACGTCCTCACGGTCTATCGCCTCTATCGAGTCAAGAGAGCATGGGTAGAGGGCGAGGCGACATGGAACATCTATTCAACTGGGAATAGCTGGCAGACCGCAGGCGCGGCCGGGGATGATGACCGGGAAAGCGAGATGGTCGGGACCTGGACCATGCCGAGCGCCAACCCGCCGTTGAATGAATGGTACGGCACCTATCTGGACATCCCCTCCATCGAGGCCATGATCGACGGCGCATGGAGCAACAACGGGTGGCTATTGAAGGCCGTCACCGAAGTTGATGATGCCTTCGTATTCGGCTCATCGGAGGCCGTAGACACAGCCGCGCGGCCCCGTCTGACGATCGACTACATCGAACCCCTCGGCCGGTTAGCAAAGTACCGAGTCAATGCGATCCTCGGCAAAGCCCGCCTTTCAACCTCCCTTGATCGCACGATCAACAAGGCATGGCTGCGTTACGAGGAGACGACCCTCAAACGCTCGACGGTCCAGGAGAATGCCGAGAGTCAGGCCAGATACGGGATCAAGGAGAAGGTTCTTTCCGGGGGCCAACTGTCTACCGGCGTCGCCAACCAGGCCACGATCACATACCTCAACTATGTGGCCGATCCCTCCACCCCGGATGTCGATCTGACCCTGAGCGCCGATTCGGTGATCCGCGACCAGAACGAGGACCGCGTTCCTCCCGAGGAGGTCAGACCTAACAACTGGGGGATCCTCGAGGGGCTGCCAAGGCCCAGCGCCGCGGTTCCAGAGACGCTCATCCAAGACCCGCGCATGTTCTACATCGAGCAGATCGAATACGACGAAGACCAGAAGCAATCGCGGATTCGAAGCGGCAAAGACAAATTTGCCGAGAACCTGATCAACCGATTGCTGGGGAGGTCCTGATGCCGGAAGATGGGGCCAGTGGCGGCGGGAGTTACAACCCGGAATTGATCCTCAAGAGCAAAACATCGAAGGGGACCGGGAATTACGGGAGCACGATTACCCAGGACGATCAGGCTGGCGGAGGAGGCGGCGGTGCATTCGGCACGCAGGCCCGAATCAACGAGAGCGTGACGAAGATAGGCCCGATTATTGGGGTGTATATGCCGGAATTGTCGATGCTGTTGCGGCAGGAGACTCTCTAATGGATGGAGAACCAGGGTTCGTAGAAGTGCGCAACCCAGGGCGGAAGGGTGCCGAAATCCCAGCTCACAACAATCGGCACCATGGCCCACAATTCCCCGGCGCGGAACCATCCATGACACCCGCCCTGCGCGTTGCATCGATATTGCCTCTCTGCCTCATTGTAGAGCGCGGGAGGAATGGACTTGTCGAACCCGTTCTTGTCCGTAATGCGGAACCCATAGGTCCAATCGAGCGCATGGAGCGCCTCGTGTCGAAGTCGGTCAGCTTCCTCGGGGATGTTCACCCCGCAGAGTTCGATCGTATCCGTCAGCCCGTCGTAGCGACCGCCCGTGAACGAAGCGCCGCGGAGAATTCCCTCGCAATTGTCCCGGATCAGAACGGGGACTTGTATGAGTCTGTCCCGGCCGGCCGGTGTGAGCATATTCCAAAAGGACCAGTCCGCGCGGATTGGATTCGTGGGCGCGGTCGCCCCGGCGAGAAAGAAGGAGCCTATCACGATAAGGAGTGTCGGGTATCGTTTCATGCCCCCATCCTAGCACGATCGGCGCCCGGGAAACTGACATTGCACCCCCAGGAGGCTCCCTGATGGGAGACCGCATCCCGCCCGTCCTGCGCTATGGGCACGTCGAGCTCAGGGTCGTGAGGCTCTCGGCCGACGAGTTGCACAAGCTCAACAACGAGAAGCCGGGATCTGGAGATGCCATCAGCGGCTACCACGATACGCAGGATACGACGATCGCCGTGGCCAACTCGAACGACATCCGGCCGGTTCGGGCCTGGTCGGTCCTGCTGCACGAGTTCTTCCACGAGGCTGAGGACCAGGCCGGACTTGAGCTAAAGGAAACACTCATTGATTGGGCGGCGTGGTCGATGTTGAACATGCTTCTGAGCAACCCGGAACTGCAGGGGTTGATACTGGAGGACTTGGCGTGACGATCCTCGTTTTGGATTACTACTCCGGGAATCGTCAGCCAAACTTTGGCGTCTTCGGTGCCGCGGGATTTTTGGCGGCCTATCGCAAGTTCTCCATGCAACTCGGGCCAGATTCTGAAATTGACATCGACATCAAAGCCCAGCGTGACGCTGGCTGGGGCATAGCCGGTACGCATTGGTGTGATCCAGCACCATCGCCGGGGCAGTGGCCCACACAAGCCGACCACTTCCAGCGTCAGATTGATCTCTACGATCCTGCCGTTCTGGTGTTGGACGAGGAACAGTATTGGATGCTGTGGTCGGAGTATTGGGCGGGCAAGGTCATCAGCAAGGCCCCGCCCAGTCGCATCCGGGATAACGTCGCCGCCATCTACGAAATCGTGAAGCGGCGCAACGAGCCAAAGCCCATCCTGCACTACACCGCCCGATGGTTCACGGTATCCCATTGCCCCCTCTTGGGGCCGTGGATTGGCGACAAGCCCGCCATCCTTGCTGACTACTTCTTCTACGGCAAGAGCACGGGCATCATGCAGATAGATGCAGAGGGGCTGGCCGACCTCATCCCCGATGTCCTGGCCGACCCCATTGCCACCCCGACCGGAGTGACCAACATCGTCATGCGCCAGTTCGAGTCTCGGCTACATCTGGATGGGACGGCTCACAACTATGACATGAATGTTTGGCTGGCCGACGAGGCGCTGTTCTACGAATGGTTCAAGCTGGGCCCGGCTCCGCCAACGCTTGAGGAGCGCGTGACCGCGCTCGAGCAGACATCCCACACACACGGGGGCAACCCATGACGGCCAACGGCCTGAAATCCATGCTGATGACGTTCGAGAAGGTCCTCAACGGCGAGATCCCGCTGGATCCAGATTCGGTGAACACGCTGATGCTCGGAGGCATCGTGGCCGTGCTGGAGGAGACGCGGGGGTTGGGCGAGAAGATCGAGAAGCAGGATAAGCGACTCTCAAAGACGGATAGGCGGTTGACCTATGTGGGAATCCTGGCGGCCCTGGCGCTGGGCGCAGTTGCCGCGCACACCGGATGGACTTGGATAGTGCCGTGAGTATAGGAATCTTCAATGGCGCGCCCGGCGGCTAAAGAAAACGGGCAAACACTATAACGGGAGGCTTCATGGATGACGTGGGGTGGTGCGCGCGTACTGTCCGTTCTGCAACGGCTACACGGAGTTCCTCGAAGTAGAGGACGGGCCGATGCTGTGTGAGCACTGTGGGGCGCCGCTCGAATGGTTACAAATCATGGGGCCATGGAGAGGAGACAACGATGGGTGACATTCCGCAGGAACTTGAGGATGCGCTGGTTGATTTCATCGACTCGCGGGTAGAGGCAGGGGGCGGCGGAGGCGAGCCGCAGGCTGCATGGGAGGATGTCACGCGGCACTTCCTGTTGAGATACCGGAGCCGCAAGGATGGCGTATATCTCGGGAAGTCCGATGACACCTACCGCCCGGGACCAGCGTTCAGCATCGCGGCGGTCAGGACTCCGTTTGGTGTGTTCCTCGATGGCTATGTCCGCTTCGGCTCCGACTGTGAACGGTTCCGCAACACGCTGGACACCGGCAGCCTGAGCGATGGCTGGGAACTGCATTGCACCGAACCATCGTGGTGGCCATCGGTCGGCGGGAACGGACTCTGCTACCTCTGGGCGCAGGGCAAGGGGCCGAACACCACGCCGATCTGCGCCTGGGAACAGAAGCCGGACGGGACCTGGGCCCTCGTTCCCCGGATGACGCCGCTTGACTTCAGCGCCGGCATCTTCTCATGGAACTATCCATGGACCAGCGGCCACTCGATCTGGGTGATGCCGGGCACACACTTCCGCGTCATCATCGGGCCGTATCGGACTCTAGGAGGTGCCTAGCGACCTATTCTGTGAGTCTGTGTGACCTACCCCGTAGGTCGATCCGTGCAAGACAAGCATAGGAGGTTGTTGTGAAAGCACGACTGTTCGTGATCGCTCTGTTCGCCCTCCTCGCCCTGGCCTTCCGCCCGATCATGCAGGCGGCCGGGATCGAGGAGCCGTGGGCCACTCTGATTTTCGTCCTTCTGGTTCCCGTCATCGTGCAAGGAGTGAAGTTCGTCGCGGACAAGAAGGGCGCCGTTGTCGCGGGCTACGTGAGTCAGGGCATCTCCATCCTGATCGCCTTCGGCTATGTTCTTGTCACGGGAGGTTTCGCCGCGCTCATCTTGCCACTCTTCCCCGTCTGGGGCGGCGATGTCGTCGGCTTTGCGCTGGGGATCCTCACATACGCGGGCGAATGGGCCAAGCTGCTACTGCTTGCGGCCGGCTCGATCGAGATCGCCTACCGGCTGGTCCTCAAGGCGCTCATGGAGAAGGCGGGCTTTGCCACGCGAGCGCAGATCGCCCAACGGGAGGCGAAGAGATAGGTTAGCCTTCCTTCCGCAGGGACGGGCCGCAGCGAGGGCCGTCGTCACTAAAACGTCATACCGCGCAGCTTTCGGGCATAAGATCGCGGGGCATGGCGCGGGGCGGCGGGATAGCCAGGCCGGGAAGACCTGCCGGACAATCCCCGGCTCACGGCCGCCGATTTAGGCGACCCAGCGCACAGCGGAGCGACCTGGCCGGCCCGTCCCTACAACCCAGGAGATAGAGAAAATGAAACTCCCGGACTATCTGCCCGAGTTCTTTGAGGCATTCTCTGAGCAAATCAAGGCCGATGATGTGCGCTGGGGCGATACTTGGAAGCAGCGCTCCGCCGAGGGCCAAGAAGAACGCATGTATGCCCGCTTCCGAGATTATGAGGACCAGTTCAATAATGGCGGCGTCCCCCTGCCATGGCTGAAGATCGTTGGCGAGGCATTCATCGGCTGGGTACGCGAGAAGTATCCGGATTACGCGAGCCGCTGATCCCATCATGGCCCGCCCCTACAACCCCACGAG